AGATTAGCGAGTGTCTCGTGGGCTCGGAGATGTGTATAAGAGACAGATAAAATACTATTGCATTTGCAAAAACAAAAATAATATCTATGTTTGCATAATAAAATTAGTAGTATGGAAATTTGGAAAGAAATAAAAGACTATGAGGGGTTATATGAGGTAAGCAATTACGGGCGTATAAAGTCATTAGATAGCAATATAATTTTGACGCCTTGTAAACCCGCAACGTCCGGTTTATCTGTTACCTTATCAAAAAACAGAGTAAACACGAAGTTTCAAGTTAGCCGATTAGTTGCGGCGGCTTTTATTCCTAACCCGGACAACAAACCATACGTTGACCATATAGACGGAGTTAAGTATCATAATTTTGCAGACAATTTGCGTTGGTGTACACAAAAGGAAAATATGAACTATAAACCCGCAAGGCGAAATAAGATTAAATATAATTGCCAAATAGTCGGATATGGAGCGGACGGAAAAGAATGTATTCGTTTTGATAATTATATAGATGCGGAAAAACGGGGTATGTATAGGCATTTGATAAAAAAGAGTGTTGATACCGGGAAACCATATAAGGGAATTTTGTATAAAGAAGAAAAATAAAACCCACCGGGGGGAATACCCGGCAATGATATGAAAGTAAAAGATAGCAAAGAATTAAACGAGTTGGCGACCCTTTCCGGGAAACCCGCCAAACAGGTATCCGACATTATCGTTTCGGAATTACTCAACAACAAAGTTATTGAGGACCTACCCGACAATTGGGGTTGTTCTGTTTTCGATGCAATCAGCGAGGAAACAACCGAGGAACAAACCGCCCAATGTTATACGTCTATATCTGAGGCGTTGGGCGTGTATGTAAAAAAGGTTTTCGCCATTATCCCGAATTTGGATTTGGTCGGTAATGGCGATTGCCCGGAGTGTGGCGGCGAAATGGAGGTTACGGACGGCGAATATAAGCAAACAGGCGGGGACGGATATATTACGCCCCCAGAATATACCCCAATTTGGGAGGAAACAACGTGTACGCATTGCGGACACAAAGAGAGTAACGAACCGAGTTATTAACAATAAAAATTAAAGTTATGGCATTGAGATTAAGAGTAAACGAAGCAATCGCCCGTTCCGAGGCGAACGGAAAAAAGGTTTTGAAAAAAGACATTGCCGCCCGTCTTTTTGAGGGTGCAAGCGAGAGCGCACAACAGGTAAATATGACGAATTTATGTAACGGCACGACCAAACGGATTGTCCCGGAATGGGTCGTTATTCTTTGCGAAATGTTGGATTGTACGGCGGATTACCTGTTTGGCATGGAGGGCGGAAACAATGAAAAGTAAGTTTATCGAATGGTTGGAAGCCGCCGCCGAAACCATGTTTTCCGGGTTGTTTCAAGCGAAAGCCCTAATTGTTACGTTTGGCGCATTGGGGTTATGTTGTTTGATTGGCGCATTTTGGAACCCGTGGCAATTGTTATTTGCGGCAATGTGCGCCGCAATGGTATTATGTGGAATTTCAGAATATAAAAAGTACAAGTAATGAGAGCAAAGAGCGATAAACCGGGCGACCCGGTAAAAGAGGTTGCGGGAACCGTCGGCAATGTTGCCCCGGATATGTTCCCGGAGATTAACGAGGAACAACAAACAATTATTCCCCCGTTCGTTGATGTTCAACCGGAACAACCAACCGGAGTGTTTGAGATAATACCGGGCCTGACGGTTGAGGAAATGACGGCAATGTTTTTCGACGAAAAAACATTGATTGAACCCCCGTATAAGGTTTGGCAGTTAAACAGCAAGGGACACCGATATTATTACCGATATGACGACGCCGGGAACCCGGAGTTTTTCCCGTCGGTTACAACTATATTGTCCCAAACATTACCCAAAGCCCCGCACCTTATAAATTGGATTGCGAACAAAGGCATTGAGGAAGCCGAGCGATACAAAGGCGAACGGGCGGCGTATGGAACGTTTATGCACGCCGCATTTGAGGAATTATTGATTAACCGAGCGTATGATTTGGACGGGCTAAAAGGCAAACTAAAAGAATACATTGAGGTTTACCGATTGCCGGACGACTTTATTTATTACGCCGACGATTTGAAAAAGGACGTATTGGCGTTTGCGCAATTCGTATTGGATTATGATGTACGACCGTTAGCCGTTGAAATTGCGTTGGTACACCCGTATTACAAGTACGCCGGAATGATTGATTGCCCGTGTACCATGCGGGCAAAGATTGGAAGCGACGACCGGATTAACGCAATTGTCGATTTCAAAAGCGGGCGCAAAGGCTTTTACGAGGAAAGCGAAATACAATTGGGGATGTACCGGGATATGTGGAATGTCAATTTTGAGCAATTCCCCGTTACCCGTATTTTCAATTTCAGCCCGAAAGATTGGCGCAAAAAACCGTCGTACAATCTGAAAGAGCAAACCGAAAGCCCCAATATACGCAAAATCCCCTATCTGTTGGAGATTGCCGCCATTGAGGACGAAAAGCGGGATAATACGTTTACGGCGGTTAATGGTATGGTTGTATTGGACGACGCCCCGGATTTGTCCCAAAATGTAATATCGTTGTCTTTGGCGGAATTGATTAAAACTAAAGCCCCCAAAGAGGCGACCCCGGACGAAACCACGGACGCCGCCGATAGCGTCAAAGCGGATGCGGTTGCCCCGGAGAAAACGCCGGAACCGGAGATTAAGAAAACAAAGATTGTGAAACGCACCGGGAAAACGGCAAAGGAGGCGAAAAAGAAGCCCGCCACGGGACGAAAGACGGAAAAACGGACTGTTGCACCGGAAAAGGAACAAAAGCCCGCAAATGCGCTAAAAAAGCCCAAAAACGAGAATAAGAAAAGATTGTTGAACGACGACCCCGAAATATAAAGAGCATGAAAGGACGAATAAAACGACCTGAGGCGGAAAAATCCCGTTTGATTTTGCCCCGTGTCGGACAAATAAAAATCGGAATGAAAAACGCCAACGGATACCCGCAAAGCGTGGATTATTTCATACCAACGGGAAAGTATGCCGGGTTATTTACACAGGCATACGGCGAAAAACCCCAAACAATTCAAATCGTTTTCCCGGACGACGACCCGGCGAAAGTATGCAACGAGCGGTACGAGTACCGGGACGACGACGGACGATTGATTGCGGCGGGCGACGGCGAAACGTTCCAAGTTTGGGACGGCAAAAAATACGAAACATTGACAACGGAGGAATACCCGAATTTGATGTTGGCAATTACCAAGCGTTACCCCAATCGGAAAAGCAAACAGGACGGACACGACGGTTGGGAAATTACGTTGACATTGAATTTTATTGTACCGTTGGTACGTGGCGTTGCCGGGGTATGGCAGTTTTCAACAAAGGGTACGGCGTCCACAATCCCGCAAATCCGGGAAACATTCGACGGTATGTTGGCGGAACGGGGATTTTGTAAGGGAATTATATTTGATTTGAACGTACAATTTGCCACGACCCAAAAGCCCGGCGACAAATCCCGTTTCCCTGTTGTTTCATTGGTTCCGAACGAAAGCCCGGACAATGTTTTAAGAGTGCGCAAAGCGTGGGAACCTGTTAAACAATTGGAGGGCGGCGACAATGGCAACGAATAATACAATTACCCGGCGTAAATACGACCGGGATTATTGCCAAATGGCAAACGAGTTCTTAAAAGATACCCGTTTGAGTTGGAAAGCGAAAGGAATAATTGCATACGTCCAAATGTTGCCGGACGATTGGGTTTTGAATATGCGAGATTTGATGAACCGGGCAACAGACGGTCGGGATAGTCTGTATAGTGGTATTAAAGAGTTGGAAAAGTTCGGGTATTGCTCAAAGATTATGCAAAGGAATCCGGACGGGACAATTGCGGGGTTTGCTTATGAGATTTGCGACAAAGCAATTTTTCAACCATTTACGGAAAATCCGGTTATGGATGCACCGCAACCGGAAAATCCGGATACGGTTAAACCGGATACGGTTAAACCGGATACGGAAAATCCGACACTAATAAATACTAATATTACTAATGACCCAAATAAACCAAATACTAATCATAGTAAACCCGCCAACCCTGTTGTCGGGGATTTGTTCCCGGAACAACAACAAGATTTGGAAAAGGATAAAAAAAGAACGTCCATATTTCGCAATTCCGATGTTTACAAATTGGTTAAGTTCGGGGCGGACGGCGTAAATGATTATTCCGAGTTTGAAAAACTGTTTGCGACGCCGGAATTTGAAAAGGTCGATTTGATTTATTATTTCCACACGGTCGCCGATTGGTCGGAAACCAAACAGGGGGTTAAGCGAACCCGCACGGGTTGGATTGCGACGGTACGCAATTTTATCCGGGGCGACATTGAGAAAAAGAAATTGCATTTGAAACCGAAATACCAAGCCCCGCAAAAACAGTTGAACGTGGCGGGCGCAATGGAATTTCTTAACAACGATTATTGATTATGGAAAATTTGCCGGAAACAGTAAATACGCAATCCGTGGCGTTGGCGATATACAACCCAACGCCCGGTACAAAAGCAATCGACATACGCCGACAAATGTTGCAATTACCGGAGGTTGCCAAATCGTTATCCGGGGTCGAAAAGTACATTTTCGCCGCCTCAACGAAAATGCAAATTGCCGATATTGACGACGGCACGTTGATTGCGAAAACCGGGCAAATGTTCCGGTTTATTGCAATGGACGTCGGGTATATAATCCCGACCAATCCGGAAGATTGGGCGTACATTTGTACCCGGTTGTTGGATATACTCAAAAAATACTATTCGCAAATGACATTGGCGGATATTAAGTTGGCATTTGAGTTGGCGACAACCGGGGAATTGGACGACTATTTGCCGAAAGACAGTCAAGGCAACCCGGACAAAAAGCATTACCAACAGTTTAACGCCGATTATTTCGCAAAGATATTGAACGCATACCGCCGGAAACAAAACGGGGTTATACATAAAGCGTATAAGGCGTTGCCGGAGCCGAAAAAGGAATTGACGCCGCAGCAAATACGTCAATTTGAGATACAAAGACAATGGCGGAACCGTTATATTTTCCTTTGCTACAAATACACCGGGAAATTAATATTGGGGCTAACTGATGATATGTTTTTGTATGAATGGTTGCAAAAATGCGGGTTGGCTGATGATGTACAAGTTAAAGAGGACGACCGCAAAGAAGCGTTTGCCCGGTATATGCAGCGTGTAGCCCGTGGAATGATAAACCAATATACGGCGTTTCAAATTCGCCGGAAAGGAACCGAAAGCCCGGAAATTGATTTTACGGCGTTTGAGGTTGTCCGGAAAAAGGAGATTATAAAAGCATTTGACCGGATGATTGCCGAGGAAATGCAAGTTGATAACTACATGAAGTTTTAAATATGAAACTATTTATTGTTTGCTTTATAATTGGCGTAATAGGTTATTTTACAAAAGCGGGAGGATATAAAGATGAAAATTGAAAAATGTGGAAACATAACATTAATAAACGGGGATTGCATGGAGTTTATGCAATCCCAAAATGATAAATCTTTTGATTTGGCAATTGTTGACCCGCCATACGGTATTAATAGAAGTGGGCAAAGAGAAACATTTACTAAGAATGTAAAGCACAAAAGAAAATTCATTGAAGATAGAGGATGGGACAATGAAATTCCCGGAAAAGATTATTTTGATAATTTATTTCGTGTATCAGAAAATCAAGTAATTTTTGGAGGAAATTATTTTGTTCAATATTTAAAGCCTACAATGGGATGGATATTTTGGGATAAAGGACAAAATTTAACAATGAGCGATGGGGAATTGGCATATACTTCTTTTGATAGGGCATTACGTCGAATTATTATTAATAGAGTTGAGTTACTTAAACAAAAGACGTTCCATCCAACAGAAAAACCGATAAAATTATATGAATGGGTTTTATTGCATTATGCGCAACCCGGACAAAAAATATTGGATACACACGGCGGAAGTATGAGCCATGCAATAGCCGCACATAAATTGGGCTTTGATTTAACTATAATTGAAAAAGACCCGGTTTATTATGAACAAGCAAAGAAAAGATTAATTGAGTTTCAAAGACAGCAAGTTTTATTTTAATTATGAAAATTTCAGCAGTAGTGGGAATTGACCCCGGAGCAAGTGGGGGTATAGTAACATGGCGACCAAACCACAATATAACCGCCATAAAAATGCCGAAGGATATAAACGACATAAGAGATTATTTGAATCATTTGAAAACAATATGTTCGCCAATTGTTTTTCTTGAAAAACTAAGCGTGCGCCCGGATGATATAACGCCGGGTGCCGATGGCGTAAACATGGGTAAGTTATACAGAATCCAAAAGATGATGGCTAACTTTGAACAGCTAAAAGCAATCATTGCAGTTTGCGAAATTCCGTTTGTCATGGTACACCCTATGAAATGGCAAAACGAATTGAAGTTGCGGGCAAAGATAAGCCGGAAAAAGGAGGAAAAGAGCGAACGCAAATGCCGATATAAGGAAATAGCCGGGAATTTATACCCGGAATTGAAACCGACATTGTGGAACGCTGACGCAACGTTAATAATGCACTTTGGACGGTACATTTTGCACAACAACCCCCGTTGGGTTTTGGAGAATTTGCCCGCCCCGATGCACGACCGTTTATTTTAAGCCCCGTATTTCGATTATTTTGTTTGAATGGGTAAAAGTATGGCAGACGAAAACAAAAGCCCGCAAATCGAAAATCCGGCGAAAATAACGTTGGAAGAATTGGCGTACATGGTTAAACAGATGCGCCACAACCAACGGAGGTGCGAACAGAACCCAACGCCGGAAAAGATTGCAACCCGGACGGCATGGGAACAAAAAGTTGACGGCGTTATTGCCGTCTTAACAGATACGCAAATGAAATTATTTTGATTTTATCCCGGTACGACTTGCGCCGTATCGGGATTTTTTTTGCCCTAACACGAAAATAAAAAGAAAAAATTTTGGTAATTAAAATATTCCCCGTATTTTTGTGGCATGAAATAACAATGACCGGGCGTTTTCCCGGTAATGCTAAAAAAATAAAAGCAATGAGAGCGAAAACAACAATCAGCGATTTCCGGTTTGAGTTTGCCGGGTACGGACATTACAAAGTAACTTACACGTCGCCCGTTACGGGTAAAAGTTGGACGGCAAAAACAAATGATATGCCGTTAATTGATGCGACAAAGAACGCCGACGACCCCAAACGTTGCGATTTGGAAACCCTTAAACGAATTTGCAAAAATGGATAAGGACGAATTGGGAGCCGTTCGCCATGCAATGACGGCAAAAGAGTTGGACGACCTGTATAAGCGTTTGGAAAACTTTATTGCCGATTGCACCCGGTCGGAGGTTGACGCCAACCGGGATGCGCTTAACAAGGTGCAAAGCATGATACACCAAAGAATGATATTAACAAACAAATAAGTAGTAACCGCCGGGGGCAACCCCGGCATAAAAAGAGCGATAAAATGATTATCAAAAAATTAGAGTTGTCGAATTTCCAAGTAATTAAGGAGTTCAACGCAGATTTTGAGGGTAATGTATATTTCATTACCGGGGACAATGAGTTAGGAAAATCCACGCTATTAAAGGCAATCGGGGCGTTGTTGACCGGGAACCGGGACGCCGTGTTGCGTAATGGCGAGGACAAAGGGTTTGCCAAAATGGTTGTCGGCGACGACGGCGAGGAATACGACGTTGAATTGCGGTTTACCAAAGCCAACCCCCGTGGTACGTTATCAATCAAACAGAAAACAACCGGGATGCGGTCGGATAACGTAAGTATGTTGCAAAAGGTATTCGGATATACGGATTTTGACGCCGTGGAGTTTTCCCGGTGGTCTGAAACCGCCGAGGGTCGCCGAAAGCAAGTGCAATACGTCCGGGCATTGTTGCCGGAGAATGTGCAAAAACGTATTGCCGAGATTGACGCCGAGGTTATGACCGTTAAGGAGAAAAGAAAGGACGCCAACGCCGAGGTCAAGACGTACACGACCATTTGCGCCGCCGCCGAAAAGCAGTTGAAACCGGGCGACGTCAAAACGTATGCCGAGAAAATCGACATTGCCGATTTAATGGAGGAACAAAACGAGAACGCCCGGTTGATTGAGAAAGCGAAAACCGTGCGTACCGCATTGCAAACCCGGACGGAACAATTGGAGGCAATCCCCGGTCGTATCAAAGCCGCCGAGGAAACCAAGAATACAGAGATTGACGCCGCAATAAAGTATGAGGCGGAAGCCCAAGCCGAATACGACCGGATTGTTGCCGAGGCAAAAAAGGCATTGGAAGCGGCAAAGAAAAAGAGCAAAGCCGATGCGAAAGCCGCCGCCGACAAATACGACGAAACATTGGCGCAAATCCAAACGGATAAAGCCGATTACGAAACCCGCAAGAACAACGCCGCCGCATGGTTGGCAAAGTACGAGGAAAACAACCCGGAGAATTTGGATACAGCCGAACGCCTCAAACAAGCCGAGGAACACAACAAAATCAATGCGTTGGTTGTGGACTATCTGACGAAGAAAAAGCAAAAGGACGCCGCCGAAAAGGTCGCCCAAACCCACGAAAAAAAGTTGTCGGATTTGCTCAAAGAGCGGGAAACCCTTATTGCGAAATCGGAATTGCCGATTGCCGGGTTGACGTTCACGGACGACGGGTTGGAGTTAAACGGTGTGCCGTTTGTCGCCGGGAAAGTGTCGGATAGTCAGATAATGGAGGTTGCCGCAAAATTGATTATCGCAAGCAATCCGACCGTTAAGGTATTCCGCATTGCGAGGGGCGAAAGTTTGGGCGCAAAACGTCTGCAATCCCTTATCGAATTAGCCCGGAAAGAAGGGTATCAAGGATTTATAGAGGAAGTCAAGCGAGGACAGGACGATTTAATTATTGAGGAATACAGCGAAACCGAGTAATTAACCGGGGCGTCGGTTCCCCGGCGTCACTTAAACAAAACAATATGGAAGTTAAAGAAATGACAATTGCGGACGTGTTGAAAATGCCGTTGTTTTTTGAGAACGTGAAACGCCAATTAACGAGCCTTTGGAACGACCGGGAGAAAGCCCGTGAGGATGCGACCCGGAATAATACGAGGTTGCGGGCGCACGTTATCGACCGTATGCACAATACCGGGCATTGGGAACCGGGAAATTTCGTTATTCTTTTCGCAAAAGTTTTGGATAAGGTCGCAACCGGGTATTCGTCGAGCGAACGGGCGTTTATCCGTGCGGTTGGAATGACAGCGTTTAATATCACAATGCAAAAGTTAATCGACGATGAGAAAGCGAGAAATAACGGCAACGGGGACGATAAATAATAACGGCGGGTTGGCAATGTACATGGGCGAATTAAACGAATTTTTCAAGGGTTGGAAAGGTTCCCGGATAATTGCCCGGTTTATTGTTGCGTCGCCCGGTTCGTCCGAGGCTTTGAAAGGCTATTATTTCAACTATGTTGTACCCACGTTCCGACACGCTATTTGGGAGGCGGGCGAACGTCTTACGGAGGAACAAACGGAACGGAGGTTGCGGGAGTTTTCCCCAATTATGTACGTCGAGCGGGTCAACGAGGAAACCGGGAAATATTCCCACGAATTGCGCACCGTGGCGGAATTGTCGAACGCCGAGTTAATCGAGCATATCGAAACACTCAAACAGATTGCCGCCGAGGAATACAACACGTATATTGACGACCCCCGAACGTTGTAAGGTATGTTTTGCAAGTGTAACGGAAAGCGTAAGAATTACCCGTTGGCGGGTTGGCGGATTATTCGCCACGAATACACGCCAAAGCATTACAGCCGGATAAAGTGTTTGCGTTGCGGGTGCGTTTGGATTACACGGGCAAAATATGTTGAGCAAACGCCCAACGACGACGGGCAAAAACGATTATTTAACGAATAAAAAAGTAACGAGAGTATGAAATTTGAATTAAAAGACATTTGTTTTTTCGATTGCGAAACAACAGGAGTACCCGCAAAGGGTTTGAAATGGGATGCGGATTTTAACCAATTCCCGCACGTCGTACAATTGGCGTGGGCGTTCGGCGACAAAGAACGCAGTTTTATAATTAAGCCGGACAATTACGAGATACCGCCGGAAACAACCGCAATACACGGGATAACGACCGAACGGGCAATTGCCGAGGGTGTACCGTTTGCCGAGGTTATCGACGAATTTTTGACGGATGCCGCCGCCGCACCGCTTGTATGTGCGCACAACATTTATTTCGATACGTCGATGTTGAAAGCGAACATTTTGCGTTATTGCGGCAAAGAGTATTACGACGCCAAAGCCGAGGACGCATTGCACAATGGAAAGCGCATTGATACAATGATGAAAACTATTAAATTTGTCGGCGCATTGTATTCAAACGGGCGACCGGGAAAATATCCCAAATTAGAGGAATTATATAGTAAGTTATTCCCCGGAGAAACATTCCCGGCGCATGATGCGTTGGAGGACGTGAGGGCGTGCAAACGATGTATTCCGGTTTTGGTTGAAAAAGGTATTATTGAACTGAAACCAAAAGAATATCCGGCAGAACAATTGAAATTTACACCGGAGCCGGAACCCGCAAAGACCAAAAAGGTAAAAAGGGAAATTTTGGTTCACGACCCAAAACCGATATTGACGCCGGAGGCAGAGCCGGAAAGCAAAGTTAAACAGATGTTGGACGAAAACGAATTTTAAAAATGGACGAAAAGAAATATTGCATTGATTGTGTAGAATATCCGGTTTGTTCGTTGGCGGGACGATGCGCCGACGATGAGCCGTGCGACGATTACAAAGAAGATACCGACCCGGAGGAACCGGGAAACAATTAATAATATTCTTATGAGCGAAAAAAAACAAAACGTTATGTTGGTTCCGTCAAAAGAAAAGTTTGCATTATCAAAAGTGAAATTATTGAAAGATGGCGGATTAGATGTACACTATGAAGTTACCGAAGTTGTCGGAAATGAGAGTTACACAAATAAATATCATGTATTGAGCGCAAAGGATATACACCCGGATTTGCGCAAATTGTTTGATAATTTACGCCCAATTATGGGACGTGTATTCAACATTACGTCGTTTAAATCCATGATGGCAACGCCGGATTTCAAGGCGACGAAAAAGCAAACAGAGATTGCCGAAGCGTTTGCGGAGGAATGTTTGGGGAATATTGAAGTAAGGGGCGTTTCATTATCCGGGCAGGATGATAATGTAGGCGTTATTTTGACCGGGTTGTTTACCGTATCGAATAATCAGAAAACGGCAATAAATACGCCACGAATGAAATTTAATACTGAAACATTTGGTTTTGAGGAAGAATTGGAAAACAATGTATCAGATATTGAAAATGAGGTTTACGAATTTCTGTTTAATGGAAAGAAAGCCCAATTGGAGTTGTTCGGGGCTGATGGCGAGGCAAACGATTTGGTTTACGTTAATGATACAGAGCAGGGAGAAAGCGACGGAAACGATATGTTCCCGGATATGGACGACCCGGCAAATGATATGTAATGGAGCCGATATTGTTAACCGAGCGTTGCGAATATGATTATTGCGTTTCCCGTGGCTTTGAGCCGTTGTTGGATATGCGCAATTTCCGGTTAGATATACGGTTGAGAGTTGAAATACAACGGGAATTGTTCGGGCATTGCGTTTTAGGACGTGGCGACATTCCCGTTGCCAACCAAAGGCTTTTCCGGTGGGTTTGGGAGCATAAGCCCCACAGATGCGAGGAAACATTGCGCCCGTTACACAATTATTCCGCAACATATTGTTCCCACATTCTGACACGTGGCGCATATCCGGAAATGGCGCATGACCCAAGAAACATTAATATTCTATGTTTTGAAATGCACAACCGTTGGGAGGTAGGCGACCGGGAAAATATGCGTATATATCCGGGCAACGTCCGGTTGATTGAGTTATTAAAAAATGAGTATCAAAGTTTGAAATTATGAGAACGAAACAAAGAACACCCGATTACGGGGCAATTTCCCGCCGTTCAATCAAAAATGATTTTCGGAGGGTACAAACATACCCGGCAAAGGAGAAACGCCCGCAAATCGAAAATCCGCCCGAAATAAATGCAGAAAGACGTGTTTTGTTTGTGGGCGAAAATTCAAGTTACTACAAATTGCGTTCTTTTATTGTCGGCAAATTGGTTCGGCTTATACAGCAATCAAGCGTCGGCGGTTGGGTTTGCGAGTTTGTACATGACGACGACAGAAAGGCGATAAATCATGCCGCCGGATGGTCGGATAATAAGAAACAATATTTGTTGGATTGCGTAAAATTCAAGTAGTATGAAAATCAAATCAGAAACCGGATATAAGATTGTTTTTTACACGTTCATAGCGTTAACGGTTGCGTCGTATATATGGGCGTTGTATTGTATTATTAGTTGGATGATTAAAGCATTATTCGTATGAGTGTAAACAAAGTTATATTGATGGGTAACGTAGGGAAAGACCCGGATATTAGAGTTTTTGACAATGGAGGCGTTACGGCACAATTCCCGTTGGCAACAACGAAAAGAGGATTTAAGACAAAAGACGGTCGGGAAATACCGGAACGCACAGAGTGGCACAATATCGTATTATCAAACGGTTTGGCAAAGGTTGCCGAGCAGTATGTAAAAAAGGGCGATAAACTATATATTGAGGGCGAATTGAGAACCCGAAGTTATGAGGACAACAACGGGGTTAAACATTTCATTACTGAGGTTTACGGGTATGATATGGAAATGTTGACACCAAAGAAAGACGGACAGAGTAGCGGACAGCAGCAGAGCAGCGCACCAACACCGCCGCCGCCAAACCCGGGCGATGATTTGCCGTTTTAAAAATGAGTTATTTTGAAATTAAATTGAAAATCCCGGCGGGTTCCCGGTTGGTTGGTACCCGCACCGATGGCGACACGGTTATTGCGGTTTGCGAATTTTTGCCGCCGCATGAGCCGGAACCGGAGCCAAGACGACCAATTGGTTTTGCGCATTATGGCGACCCCGCCGGGAATAAAAAAGAGCATGAGGAACAGAGAAACGATTGATATTAATACAATCAGTTGTAAAACGCTGATAGTATTTGTTTTGGTAGTAATTATTGAAATAATCAGATATGCAGTACAGCAATAAAGAATATAACCCCGAAAAACACGACCGTTGGCGTGCTTTGACCGTTAAACAGCCATACGCAAACGATTTGGTTACGGCGGCTTACAAGGACGAAAACGGTATTGTTTACGGGAAAAAGACAATTGAAGTTCGGAGCAAAAACACGTCATACCGTGGCGACGTGCTGATATGTTCCGCAGCGTCCCCGGTTTATCCGGGAATGGAAAGCGGCGTTACTTTGGGATTGGTTGAGTTGTACGACGTAAAGCCGATAAAAGAGTTTACGCCGGAGGATTGGGAAAACACCCGGATTCCAAAGGAAAAGAGGGCGAAAATAACAAAGGGGTTCGGATGGATGATGCGCAACCCAAGACGTGTTATTGAAATGCCAATTAAGGGGCAATTGGGTATCTATAATCTCGTATATACCAAAGATTGTATATTGCCGTACCCCATGGCAATGGTAATGGATAAAAAGGGTTATGAATTAGCAAGAAAGGAGGCACACAATGAGTAAGGACAAACACACCGTCCAAACAGGCATACACGTTGGGCGGGTCGGCGTCTATGTTTACGCCCGTGAGTATTGGCAATATCATAGTTGGCAATTTGGGGTATCCATTGATGCAATAAACGGTTACGACCGTTATGTTGATATTGAGGCGAAAATATTGTTTGTCGGCATTGGCATACGGTTTATATGGATTAAAAGAAAGGTAAAACGATGAAAGCAAAGATTTTATTGTTATCTTTGGCAACGCTTTTGTTGGGGGCGTGTCAAAGCGAGAACGAACCAACGGAGGCATTTAATTTACTTCAAAAATCCGAGAACATGGAAGAAAGAAACGAGTTTGTAACGAATACCACGGCGGCAATGATACAGATAAACGCCCCCCGGTATAATTGTGAGATTGTCGAAACCGCATTAGCCGGGGGCGATAAGGTACGAATTTGCGTAAAAGGCGCAAAGGACGATTTGGACGCATTGTTTGACTATGTAAACGAAGCGGGCAAAGAATGAGAGTTAAGCAACCCGAACCGTTCGACCCAAACAGAGAGTACAACCCCGGAGAACGTGCAGTTTACCGGGGTTCGGTTGTAGTTGCTGAAAGATGGACGAAGCTAAAAGAACAAATTGCAAATGAACCCGGAAATATATACCCCAAATGGCGTTGTAGTCTTTGCGCAATAGATGGAAAAGAATGTTCCAAATTTTGCGACGAATACGGACGAACAGACAACAAAAGAATATATTTCAGAAAATTGTATCACGAATTTAAGAAATTAATATGAGAAAGATATTTAATTTTATTGCGTCAATACCCTATGATAAATTGTTGCATAATTGGGTAGGAATGTTAATTGCTTTGGTCGCTTTGCGGCTTTTGGCTTTTATCTGTATAGATGGATTCTTTGCCCGTGTTATTGCAATGGTTCCCGTGATTTTAGCCGGGTATCTAAAAGAGGTTTACGACAAAAACAATGGAAGTAAATTTGATTGGATTGATTTTTTGTACACCGTAGCAGGTGGATTGATAGTAATTTTATTGGAAATTTAAAAAATGAGAGCGATGGAAAAAAGAGCATTTATACCGTTTGATGCGGAAACATTTCTGATGATTGAAGATATAACGGGAACAGAACCGGAAATTACAGAGAAAGAAAATTTCTTTGAAATTAAGATGTACGCCCCGGACAAAGAAGAAAGAATTATTGAAGCCGTAATTAATGCAGTCAATGGTCGTTATGGGGATAGGTTGAGAGCAATGGAACCTATAAAAGAGGGAATATTTTTGCGTGGTGCAATATTTTTAGTTGATTATGATAAGGGGGCGGAAAATTTGCCAAATGAGTTGCGCACAAATTTAGGTATGCCGGACGAAACCGCCGGGGATATATATTGCCGCCGATTGTTAGAAGTTCGTGCATTACCCGTAAAGCGTGATAATTTGGAAAAATTGCTGATGTTTACCGGAGGCGGAACAATGCAGATTCCGAGAACGCCGGGCGGTTTGGCGGTTTATTCATTCCCGACCGAAAACGGCGTAATGATGGACGTACCGGAGGGGTATTTCATTGTATTAATGCCCGATGGAAAATTTGCCAAAATGGACGCACAAACATTTATGGCTAACTTTGAAGAAAAGGACACCAATACAGCCGGATTGAGTTTTGACGAAAAGAGATTTTTTGAAAAAATGAATAGTCTTTTCGGAAAGGACTTACAACGCAGATTCTCAAAGTTAACCGAGGAATACCACGAATTGTTTGTTGCGGCTGATGATATGTTGGTAAACGGTATAATTCCGGACGACAAAACGGAAATAATAGACGAGTTGGCAGACATGAACGCCGTTTTGTTCCATATTGCAGCGTTGTTCGGGTATAGCCAAAAGGAATTGTTGGAAATGGCAGCAACGAAAATTGAGGGACGACAGATTGACCCAAATTTCATGCGAAAGCACCCGCACAAAAAGAATGATATATATTGCAGTTCAATATATGATGCAAACGACGTCTATTGCGGAAATTGCGCAGCGTTCAAATGCGAGGATATGAACGGCGACGGATATTGCGAAACGTGCGATACCATGCGACATTGTGGCGATTTGGCGTGCCATAAATGGCAAAGCAAAGCAGAAAATCAGCAATACAAACATTTTGAGGAACGTTTTAATAATAAACAATAAACAGATATGGAAAAGGATTTTATGAGAGAATTTGAAAAGGATTTAGCCGAGTTGATTAATAAGCACGGTTTGGAAAGCAGATTAGGCGATACGCCGGACTATTTATTGGCGCACGTCGCATTTCAAGCAATGGCAGAATTTGGCATGGCGGCAAAAGAAAGGGACAAATGGCACGGATTCAGAAAGGCAGACGAAAAGAGCGCAAAGGACGCCAAAAGAAATTACCCGGACGATTGCAATATTTACAAAGACCGTTTCAAATGCGCCGATTATATGAAAACGCAGCCAATTGCAAATCTGATTCAGCGAATGAGAAAGACAAACGACGAAGAAGAAAGAAAGGCGATTTTTGATTTTGTAAAGACGGCATACAAGGCAACGTTGCCAAAGAAATTGGAAGATATTCCGCAGGAAGTAAAAGACGTCGCCGAAGTTTTGGAAACGGCATTGGGCGCACGTGTTGAGATACACCGTATTGAGAAACCGGGAAAGAAACGTAAATTCAGAAAGAAACCAAGAAAGGAGGGCGGAAATGAAACCCGTTGAGTTTCCCGGCGTGAACGTAGTATTTGCGAAAGACCAACCGGAATACATTCCGTTGCCCGCAATGAAAGTTCCCAACGACCCGCAGGGGCTTATAATTACCAAATGGCAGTTATCCCCGGAGGAATTGGAGAGAGTGAAAGAAACCGGAACAATACATTTGTCAATGCTGACGTTTAACCAACCATTGCAACCCGTATTGTTGACGGTAGATTTTCCAAGCGAGCAGAAAGAAACATAACTTAAAAACAAAGTATATGGAAAGTAAAAAGAAAAAGCGTTTGTTTATCCATGTGGGCGACGTGAGGATTGCGCCGGACATTATCAGCGCATACGCACCGATTAGCAGCCCGGCAAATCCGACCGGGGTACAAATCATTTTCCCGAACGGTCGCTATTTGGAGATAAAGACAACAGCGCAGGAACAAAAACAAGTTATTGCCAAGTTGGACAAACTGAAAGAGCCAACAGCGGTTTAATGAGCAGAAACGCCCCGGAATTTATTACCGGGGCTTTGCCGTTTAGGTACATGAACCAAAGAAAGCCAAAATTAGCCCCGTAGGGACGAAATAATATAAAAGACAATAAAAGTATCAAGTAACAAACAAAACCCGCTTAAAACGAAAATTCCCCGAAAATAACAAGCAAAGGGAAAGCGACGTTTGAGAGGAAAGCAAAGCAAAAGACTTTACCGTTATAAAAAGGTTGGAAAATGGAAGCAAGTAAAAGACAAAGGGGCGGACGCCCAAAGATGTGCAAGCGAACGAAAGACCAAAGGGAATTTGATTTGTCGTTTTGCTCAATTCTGTTTTTGCGTGGTTACACGTACAAAGAGATTTCCGAAAGACTGAATGAAGAAAACGCCCGGCGTGGGGTCGGTTACACAATCAGCAAACAGATGGTTTATTGGGATATGCAACAATTGCTTATTGAGTGGAAACGTGAGCGTTTGGATAATATAGACGATTACGTTACGCAGGAATTGCGAAAGTTGGATAAAATGGAGGTTGAATTGTGGGAGGCGTGGGAACGTTCCAAGACCGGGAAAACAAGAGAGAAAAACAGACAGAACGCCAAACCCCGCAAAGTATTGGAAGATGGCGACAACCCGGAATATTACGGGTATGAGGAAACGACAACGGAAACGTCCGCCGGGAACCCCCGGTTTTTGGATTTGCTTTTGAATGTGCAGCAACGCCGGGCAAAGATGTTGGGATTTGATGCACCAATTAAAGTTGAGATTCCGGGAATAGAAAAAACCATAAACGGCGATGCACCGCAATACGATGTATCAGCAATCCCGGATGATTTATTGTTTGCCGTTGCTGACAAATTACAATCGGCAGAGTATAAACGAATATTAGCGGAAAAGGGGGTAACAGATGGCAACACGTAAGAAAACAGCCGTTCCGGCAAAAGAACCGGAGTACAAAAACGAGATATGCAACAATTGCGAATTAGCGACATGGGTAACGCATTTGCACCAACATTTAGACCATGCAGGGAAACCAATTTGTTTAACGTGTCCGCATGAAACATATTTCATTGTTAGGGGTCGTAAAGCGTGCCAACATTTCATAAAGAGAAAGGAGGCAAAAAATGAATAATGAGGAATTGTTGAAAATGTACGCCGCCATTAAAAACAATCCGGGCGAAATAGTCAAGGCGGCGGCACGTAATAGATTGTTGAACTTTTCCCGGTATATGCAACCGGATTTAGCATTGGAACCGTTTCACGTCGTTTATTATACGTTGTTGGATATGTTCGCACACGGCAAAATAAGAAAGATGATTGTACAAATGCCGCCCCAACATGGGAAAAGCGAGGGTTCAAGCCGAAAAACACCCGCTTTCATGTTAGGTTTAGACCCGGACAAAAAGATTTGTATCGGGTCGTATGCGGCAACCATTGCGAGAGATTTTAACCGTGATGTGCAAAGGATAATTGATACCCCAAGTTACCGGGAATTGTTCCCGAAAACGTTTTTGAATGGTTCAAACGTCGTTACAATGGCAAACACCTATTTACGAAATTCTGACGTTATCGAAATGGTCGGGCATAAGGGTTCGTTGCGTGTTGTCGGTCGTGGCGGTTCTTTGACGTCAAAAACCGTTGATGTATCAATATTGGATGATGTTTACAAGGATTACGCAGAGGGTAACAGCCCCATTGTACGCAATGCGGCGTGGAAATGGTACACGACCGTTGTACGCACCCGTTTACATAACGATTCGCAAGAACTGATTGTATTTACCCGTTGGCATGATGATGATTTGATTGGGCGCATAGAGAAAAGCGGGGAAACGGTTATTGATATTAAAAGTTGGGACGATGTAAAGAACATTCCGGCGGGCGCATGGGTACGAATTAACTTTGAGGGATTGAAAACCGGGGAGCCAACAGAGATTGACCCACGGGAACCGGGGGCGGCATTATGGGACAGACGACACAGCCGGGCGAAATTGGAGGGGCAACGAGCATTAGACCCGGTACAATTTCAATGCTTATATCAAGGGAACCCCGGAAACGCAGAGGGTAAATTGTATCGGAACCCGTTCCGAACATACGTTGACAAATCAGAATGGGGGACGTATGTACGTAGTGGCAATTACACAGATGTTGCAGACGAGGGGGACGACTTTACATTTTCTGTTTGTTATGACGTGTATAAATCCGGTAATGAGGCATGGAACGAACAAAAGAAACGGTTTGAACCGATATTGTATGCGCTAATTACTGACATGGTATTTACGCAGGAAAACACGGAAATAACAGCCGTTACCGTCCCGGATATGATTAACCGTTGCGGAACGCAAAAAGCATGGATTGAAAGCAACAACGGCGGTTCCGGCTTTGAAAAGGTTATAAGGAAAAAGATAAAAGCAGTTTCAGAACCATTTTATCAAGGGGCAAACAAGGAAAGCCGCATTATAACAAATTCAGCAATGGTAAACGCACAAATTATAATGCCGATTGGATGGGAACAACGTTTTCCAAAGATATATGAGCATTTAACCGGATTTTTAAGGGATTTCCCGGCAAATGCGCATGACGACCCGGAGGACGGTTTGACCGGAATATACGAAAAAGAGTTGGCGGACGGCGATACACGACCATACAGCCAAGCAACAAGGGGCGTTAAACGTCGTAACTAACAATTTATTTCATATACGCAAGAGTTTACCGGAAAAATATTATAACTTTGCAAAAGATAAATGGGGTAAAGGGTTAGCCCCGGAGATAGTAAAACGAGTTTTAAACATTAAAATTTTAGGATTATGATTTGTAAGTGTCCGGCGGGTGCGGCTTTGCCCGATATTCCCGTAAGTAATTGCCCGGAAAGTTTTGGGCAGATTCAGAAAGTAGCATTTCAAAGATTGTACAAAAGCACCGGAGAAAAAAATTCATTTACAACCGATGCAGGTATTGAAAAAAAAGCGTCGTGGACGCCGTTGTTGTCGGCTGACGATGATACAAAGATTGTTATTTCCCCATACATTCAAGCCCCGACAGCAGAAGCAGGCGCACCAAGAACGTTCGGAGGTGGTAACGAAACATTGGGAGGCGTTGAGGAAATTATGGGACGTGAGCCAACACCATTTACCGGGGTTATGCGAAAGTTGCCGCAGAAAATTATCAAGGCTTTGAAAGAATTGCAATGTGAAAATTGGGGCGACAATTTGGGCGTTTATCTGTTTGACGAAAACGGAGCAATTGGAGCAATCCAAGACCCAACGACCGCAACAACGCATTATCCAATACCGATTCGTTCTTTGTTTATCGGAGATAAAACGTTGGGCGGATATGAGGCACCGGATAGTAACAACATTCAATGGGCTTTTTTGCCGAATTGGTCGGACGATTTGGCAATTATTGTGCCGGAGGATTTCAACCCGTTAACTGATTTAAAGGCGGGAGCATAGTAACGTTAGAGGATTTTTCAATTGATTTTTCAAATGACTTTGCGGTTGTTATTCATTCAACAAATGAGTATTCAGTAAATTACGTTAAGTCTATGGTAAAACAAAAGAAAAGAACGAGGCTATGACAAAGACAACAAAAGTTTTATTGGTTTGTCCCCAACACAATATGAAACGAGAATTTGAGATAACGCACGCCGAACGTTTGTTGATGATGGGAAACAACGGCGGTTGGCAGTTGCCGGAAAACTCAAATTTTGAATTTAGCAAAGATTATGGGATTAGGTATAAACGACATAAAAAAACAGATTACGGAGCAAAAGAAAGGGGCGGCGATTAACCGTGCGATTGTACACCAACAGCGCATTAAGTTTCACGCCGAAACCTATGTTGCGCCGTATATCAGTCAACCGTTGACGGATTTTTTGAATTTCGTTTCAAACCTTATACCCGACGATAAGTTTAAAATTTTCAAAACTCTTTTCCGTTACCCCGTTAAGACCAACGAGGTAACGGGAATTTGCTTTGATAAGTTGAGCCGAATTTTTGACGGTCGTAACCCGGCGTTCAATTATCAGTTTATGGAGAGCGAACAAAGGGACGATTGGGAGTATTACAGACAGAACGTTTTAAGGGAGCCGGAAATTTGGAGTTCTAAGGGGTGGGAATATTTCAAAACCGAAATTAACAGCGTTCTAATTGTGGATTTGCCAACAGAGCAAGACGCCGCCGATAAATACCCCCGTCCGTATTTCTATTGGTTGCCAATTGAGCAGGTAATAACGTTTGATGCAGACCCGGTAACGGGCGTTATGCGATGGATAATTTTCAAGCAGGACGACAAACGTATTGCAGTAATTGACGATGAGAGATACCGGGTATTTACGGAGAAAGACGGGAATATTGGCGATTTGCTGATTGACAGCCCCCACGATTTAGGTTATACCCCCGCCCGTTTCTTTTGGAATGAGGCAATAAGTTTGAGGGAACCCGATGTTAAGGCGTCGCCATTGACCGAGCAGTTGGAAAGCATGGATTGGTATCTGTTTTATCATATATCAAAACGGCATTTGGATATGTACGGTTCATATCCGATTTATTCCGGCTATGAACAAAGTTGCGATTTCAGCAACGCAGAAAATGGCGATTATTGCGACGGCGGGTTTTTGAAAGACAAACAAGGGCGTTATAAGTTAGACCAAGCCGGGATATTAGAGCGTTGCCCGAAATGTGGCGACAAACGAATTGCCGGGGTTGGTTCTTTTGTTGAAATACCCGTTCCCGATGGCGACAAACAACCGGATTTGCGCAACCCGGTTCAGATGTTGACCGTTGACCGTAATAGTTTGGATTATAATGTTGCCGAGGAAGAGCGATTGCGCAACAATATTATCACGTCTATTGTCGGAACGAATGAGGAAATAACAACACGGGACGCATTGAACGAACAACAGATAAAAGCAAATTTTGAGAGCCAAAGCACAATTTTAAACCGGGTAAAGAAAGGGTTTGAGGCGGCGCAACAATTCGTTGATGAAACGATTTGCCGATTGAGGTACGGGAATTTGTTTATTTCTGCAAAAATTAATTTAGGCACGGAATTTTATATTTACGATGCAATGGAGTTGCGGGAACGTTACAAGTTAGCAAAGGAAGCCGGAGCGAGTGAGGCGGAATTGGACGCAATGCAAAACCAAATTATCGAAACGGAGTACCGGAACGACCCGACCCAATTACAAAGAATGTTAGTGTTGGCAGAATTGGAGCCGTACCGACATTTAACCCGTGCCGAGGTATTAAATTTATATGGGCAACAGATAATCAGCGAACCGGAATTGCGTGTAAAACTGAATTTTGCTAATTTTGTTCGCAGATTTGAGCGAGAAAATACAAATATTTTGGAATTTGGAACACAAATACCATTTTCCGAGAAAATAAAAGTAATAACTAATAAATTTTACGAGTATGCAAGTGAAAACAGAGGACGGGCAGATTAAGGACGTTAATATTTTAGACGTTACCCCGGAAAATTTTATCGTACCAAAGGGCGAGGAAGATTGTTATCATTGCCGCATTGAGGTTAAGAAGTTCAACCAAGACACGGGCGTAAGAATTTCAAAACCACGTATGCAGGTTTTTGGCAAAAAGTTCTTTGAATCGTTTGGATTGCACAATTTGAGAAAGCAGGGTTTTACCGTTGATGTAATGCACGACCCGAACAAATGGTTGCAGGAAAACGAGGCTAAATTGGAGGCGGAAAAACAGAAGAAAGCCGAGGCAGAAGCAAAAGCAAAAGCGGAAGCAGCAGAGGCAGAGAAAAAAGCAATGAAAGAAGCTATGAAAGCCGAAATTCTTGCAGAACTGAAAGCCGAGGAATTGTTGGCAACGGCTGCAAAGCCGGGAAGAAAGCCAAAGGAAACACCGGAGGCAAAGCAGGATGCGCCGGAGGTAAAGCCGGATGCACCGGAAACAAACGAATAAGTTAAACCAAAAAATTATAAAGATATGGCACAGATTGCGCAGCAGGACAATTTGGTTATTACAAGTACAACACCAATTGCGACGATAGACGCAGCCGCAAAAAAGAAATTGAAAGAATGTATTGAAGCCGGAACGATTAACGATGTTATTGTAGTAACACCGGAAACGGCAAAAGTAACAAACAAATCAAAGGTATTGGCATGGTCGAAAGACGTAACAGCACCGCAGGCACCGACATATAAGGTTGCGTTGGTTGATTGCAATACCGGAGCGTTGAAAGTATTTAGTTTGAGTTAATAATAAAAGGGTAATATTATGGCATTAACAAGAGAAATTTTGGTAGCAAATGCGGCTTTGTCCGGTTTGACTGACGAACAGATTAACGCAATTACAACGTTATCACAGAATGACGAAAATAGTGTAATAGCAAAGAAAACCGGGGAAATTTACGGCAATTTGGATGCGGATATTTTGGCAGCGTCCGGAGTTGAGAAAAACGGAACCGAAAAAACATACGATTACGCAAAACGTGTGTTGGGGGATTTTAAGACAAAAGCGGAAAGCGTTACCGGGTTGGAATCACAGATTGCAACGTTGACAAAAGAGAAAACCCGTTTGGAAAAAGTAATTGCCGACGGTGGAGGAGATGCGGAAACCGCAAAGCAATTGAAGCAGGCAAAAGCAGATTTGGCAAACGTTACAACTCAATATACAGAGTTGAACAAAAAGTTTGAGGCAGAAAAAGAAAACCATGCCAAAGAGTTGTTCGGCATTAAGATTGACAACGAATTGCAAACAGCGTCCGCAGGGCTTAAATTTAAGGCAGGTTTGCCGGAAAGTGTAACAAAGGTTATTTTGCAGCAGGCTAACGATAAAATCAAGGGAATGAACCCGGAATATATCGACGATGGCAAGGGCGGCAAAATTTTGGCGTTTAAGGACGAAACCGGGGCGATTATGAGAAACCCGAACAATCAGTTAAACCCATTTACGCCGGGCGAGTTGTTAACCCGTGAATTGGACGCAATGGGAGTTATCGAAAAAGGACGCCAACAGCCGGGAGGCGGAACAATCCCGCCGGGAGGTAGAGGCGCAGGCGGTAGCATAGTAATTGACGTTGCAGGATGCAAAACACGTGTTGAAGCATACGACGCAATTAGTAACAATCTGATGGCGCAGGGAATGACAGCAGGTTCCAAAGAGTTTGAGGATGCAATGGCGCAAGCATGGAAAGACAACAATATTGCAGCATTGCCGGAGAAATAAAACAACCACGGGTAAAGGGTAAACCCGCATTTAATAACAATTTAAAAACAAAACATTATGAGTTTAATTGCAACAAGATTACAGAATTGGCGAGTTCAGAACCCGGAATTTGACCGCAATATGACCCGCCCGTGTGAGTATGGCGCATTGGATTTCTTTATTGAGCAAACCAACGCCGCAAATTCCATTATTAACCCCAAGTTGAGGGAAAGGGCGTTTGCCTCAATGGGTAATACCGTACAAATCCCGGTTATCAATTACGATGGCGATGTTACCGTTGGCAACGTCCGTTCATGTGTAATTGAGGACGACGAAAATACGTCCGCACTTTATACCGTTGTGTGGGCAACATACACAATCGGTTTTACTATGGTTCCGGCGGCTTATACGAACAATGAAATTTCGTATGAACACGACTTTTACCGTAAAATGGAAAAATATACACGTGCGTTGGCTGATGCGTTAGACAAAGGCGCAATTGCAGCGTTGGAAGCACAGAAAACGCAGGTATTGAAAGACAAATTGAATTATGACTTTTCCGGTAACGTTATCAAGGTTAAAAAGGAAATGGCGACCGAGATTTTGGGCGACATTGACCCGATTATGAGAGCCAATTGTTACCCACGTATGCCGCATATCGTTTGCAACGCCGGAATCGAAAGTTTGGTTCGCAAATTGGCGCAGCATGGAGCGACAAACGACGTAAACAAGCAGTTGGAATACGCCGGAAAGAAATTCCATTACACCAATAACGTAACTAACGAAAGCGGACAGAACGGAACATTCTTTGCCGTTGAGGACGGAAATATTGGCGTGTTAACCCGTGTTGACCGTGAAGCATTGCGCCGCACACGTGCCAATTTCCACGAATGGGACGTTGTACGTTTGCCGATGATTGATTTGCCCGTTGGTTCGCACTATTATACGTCAGTAGGCGACCAAAGCGGAACAGTTGGAGCAGCAACAGAAGATTTGACGTGCGCCGTTAAGGAGTATTTTGGATTTAGCGTTGACGTTGCTTTTTTGGTGGCTTACAACAGCGACCCGGCAACCGTTGCAAATCCGATTATCAAAGCACAGATTGCCGAGCGTGCGCAGAACGAACCGTTGGGTATGCCCGTATATGTTACTAACGCCGCAGCATTTCCCGGCGCATAACATAAGGTAAAAGGATTGTATAACCGGGGGCGGGGTTTTCCCCCGTCCCTTTTTTTATTTGCATTATGTATCGAATAAAAGACATACAAGCAGCATTATTGAACGTCGTAGGTTGGGAGCAATCATACAACCCGGAAACATTCATTGATGAACATTTGACACAGACCGAAAGCGGGTTGTACTTTCAAGGTGCGCACCCGCTTTTGACGTTGGATAATATGCAGGCAATAATGCCGGACGATTGGGGGCTACAATACCCGGAATGGAATTTGATTTTGCCGTATAAAGCAGGGCAAAAAGTAAAGCATAACAATATATTTTGGATTGCCAAAATAGATAATACCGGGCAGGAACCGACGGCGAGCGATTTTAACGGAGATTACAGCCGGGACGATTACGGAAACCCGTATTGGCGACCATACAACATTTTTTCTGACTTTTTGGAAAGACTGACATTAAACGGAATTGCAACCGTTGTTCAGACGTTTACACAGATTAAGCAGTTGGAAAAGGAAACCCGCAATTTATTAGAAAGAAAAACGTTTTTTGATGGTTCCGGCAGAATCCGGGCTACAATTCAAAATACCCATAAATTAGTAGGATTTGAAATTGTTCCGGTTCGTAGTATGGGGGTAACAACCAAAATTGAGAAAATCGGGCTACAAATGACCGGAGCGACCGGAAAGGTAAGAATGTATTTATTTCATTCGTCGCAGATTGACCCGGTAAAAACATTCGATTTGGATTTTACCGTTACAAATGGCGGCTTTCAATGGTTCCCGTTGACCGATTGTTATTTGCCGTATATCAGCGATGCAAACAACGCCGGGGGTTCATGGTTCCTTTGCTATAATCAAGACGAATTACCCGCCGGGATGGAAGCAATAAACGTATCTAAGGATTGGAGCCGGGAACCGTGCGGAACGTGCAACATTGGTTCCGTCGAAACATGGCGAGAAATGACAAAGTATTTGCAGGTTTCCCCGTTTAAAGTTGAAGCCCCGGAAACATTCGAGCAATACCCGGAATTATGGGACGTGGCTTATACTATGTACACCAATACCCACAATTACGGGCTAAATTGCGAAATAACGGTTGGTTGCGATTTGACCGACTTTATTATTTCGCAACGGCAGATGTTCCAAACCGTTATTCAAAGGCAGGTTGCGGCAATAGGTTTGCGCACGTTAGCAATGAATCCCAACGTTAGGGTTAACCGCAATCAGTCAAATGCAAGCCGCACGGATATTCTGTATGAGTTGGACGGCAATACGTCCGGGGTTCGTCCCGGCGGGTTGGGCTATGACCTTAAAAAAGCGTATGAGGCTTTGCGATTAGATACGCAGGGGTTAGACCGCATTTGTTTGAGTTGTAACAACCGGGGCGTTAGATACAGAACCGTTTAGTATATAATTTCAAGCAAAAGTTGTATATAATTTCAAGGTAAAATTGTAGAATTTAAAAGCGTAAATTATGAGAGTAAGAGGATTTCAAGCGTATATGATTGATGCGCAATACACGTATGATAAATTGAAAAAGGATATTGCAATTACTGAATCATGGTCGAGCATTTCCGGAAAGTTGCCGCAAATTTTGGTCGTGGCAAATATTGTTGACGACGACGGCGCAGAATATCCGTCGCCAAAAGCAAAAGTAACCATTGATGCAACAAACGTTGAAAAAGACATTCCGGCAAGTGGTATTGTAATGTTGGATTTGTCCGCCGCAAAAGATAAGTACATGAACAACGATATTGTTATTAAAGTGTACAACGACAAGCAGGAAAGCAGCGGGCAAACGCTGACAATTCAAGGAATGACAATTGAAAATGCAATGAGAGTTATTGATTTGCATTTGGCGTCAAAAGGACAAACGGATTTGGCGAAATTGTTACATTATTATCTGTTTAAGTCAAGCACGCCGGGAACGCCCGGACGTCCCGGAACTGATGCAACAATTACCGGAGCAACCGCAACCGTGGATGCAAATACCGGAACCCCGGAAGTAACGGTAACATTGGGCGGCACAGCAAGCGCACGAACATTTGCTTTTGCTTTTAAGAATCTGAAAGGGCAAGCGGGCGCACCCGGAAAGGATGCAGTTTTGACCGCAGCCACAAAACAAGCTATTGGAGGCGTAAAAGCGGCAACAGATATTGCGAATTTGGACGGCGGCGCACAATTGGCGCAAGTGATTGAAAAAGTAAATGCGATGTTGGCAGCATTGAGAACGTGCGGTATATTTATTTCGTGATATGGGAAAAATTGACGACTTATTAAAACGGGTCGTTCAATTCAACGATGAATTGACGTCCGGGCGGTTAATGCAGAAAATAATTTGGGACAACGAAGCGTATATAATAGACATGAACGCCGAGGAACAATTGTTTGAACAAGGCGTTAACCGTTTGGGCGTTTCAATCATGGATTACGCCCCGTATAGCCCGGTAACAATTGAGATTAAGGAGGCAAAGGGACAACCGACAAACCGGGTAACGTTAAGGGATGAGGGCGATTTTCAAAGTAGCTTTTATTTGGAAGTTGGCGACAAACAATTTGAAATTAAGGCGGCGGATTGGAAAACCGAGGAATTAATAAAAAAGTATGGACGCCAAATTTTAGGTTTAACGGACGAAAATATTAAAATCCTTATATGGCATTATATTTTCCCGGATTTAATAACAGAGGCAAAAAAAACGATATATGGCAGCGAATAACAAAGCCCCGGTAATTGCGAACCCGGAATTATTAGACCGTATTATTGGAAATATACAAACCGGATTGGTTGATAATTTACCGTGGTTGGACAAAGCATTTGGACGGGCTGAAAGACTTGTTAAATATGACGGGAACCGGAAACGTTATTTTACCCCGTGCGTATATGTAGGGCGAAACGATTATATCGAAGTAACCCCGGATGCAAATATTGGGAATTTTTCGTTTTTTTGGATTGACGACCCGCAGGAAGTCAGTTGGGAATCCGGCGTTTCAGTAGGGATAAAAACCCCGTTTTCCCTTATCTTTTGGTTTGATTTCCGGAAGATATTCAATGATGCAAGCGACCGGAACAAAGAAGCAATTAAGCGGCAAATATTGGACGTGTTGAACGGCGGCTTTTGGCTTAAACATGGGCGTTTGAAAATAACAAAGGTTTATGAGTTGGCGGAAAATATTTACCGGGGTTTTACTTTGGACGAAATAGACAACCAATTTTTAATGCACCCGTTCGGCGGGTTCCGGTTCTATGGAGAATTAAGTATTGGAGAATCATGTAAATTGTAAGAGTATGAAAGAATTTATTTTTTACGTTATATTGGTCGCATTGTTGGCGGCTTTTGTGCTTTCATTATTACGCAAATGGGGCGTTATTGAATGGGTACAAGTTCACGGGAACGATTTCTTTGCAAAGATGTTTAGTTGCGATTTCTGTTTGTCGTGGTGGGCGGGCGTTATTTTGTCCGTTCTTATGCTGATTATGACCGGGAACCCCGTATTATTGGGCGTTCCCTTTTGTAGTACAATGATAACACGTAAATTGTTATGAGAACCGTTGATATTAAGGGAAAGAAAGTTGAGTTGTACGATGCAATCGAGGATTTGCCGATTATGCGATTTCATAAGTACAACAAAATGTTGTTAGTTGACGCCGGGATTGGTTCAGATTTGGCGGATTTCGATAAACATATTGAAAAGGCGATAAGATATGCACACAGCAAAACCCCGCAGTTGGCGGCGGTTGAGTTAGAGAATATGCGCCAAAATGTGTATTTCATACAATCCGAGATTTCGCCCCGGTATTTAGCTTTTGCGGTTTTAGTAAAGAGCATTGACGGGAACCCGTGCAATGATTTATCAGACGACGGATTGCAAAAGATAGTTGATTTGTTCGCCGATGTTCCGAACGCAGAATTAACCGCCCATTTGGAAGCGGTTAAAAAAAAAATAGATGAAGAATTGCGGTTGTATTTTCCCCGGTTATTTGATGATGCAGCATTAAAAGAGTATTTCGACCAACTGAAAGAAAGAACGGTTATTTTATTGCGCACAATCATAGCCGGGGGAGCAACCGAAGCGGATGCAAAGAGAATAGACGAAATTACGGCGGAGTTGATAACGTATTTCAATCCGCAATCATTTTCGGGAACCGACAGCGTAGAAATACGATACGACAAACAATTTGAAAATATGTGTTTGATATTGTCGCAGAATTTGCACGTTGACCCGAAAAGATTTACCGTATTGGAATATTACAACGCATTTGAATACATTAAGGAGCAAGCGAAAAAAGCAAGCAGAAAAAGCCAAAATAAGGCGATTTAAGGTGTTTTATTTTTCAGACGATAAATTATACATTTGAGAAAAGAAAATTGATTGTAGGGCAAATTGCCCGAAAATAACAAAAACAAATAGTCGGATATATGGCAGATAACAACAACCCAATTAAATATTCTGATTTGGTAAGCCCCGATAATTCGATTACTGATTTGATAAAGCAATTGGATGAACTTTCAGACGCATATACAAATGCGTTGAAAAATATTAGGGCGGAAGCAATTCAGTTGGCGGCGGTTCTGCAAAAGGTTTCCGGGGCAACCGAGGACGGCAGGAACACAACCAAGAAAGCCGCAGACGATGCGGAACGTTTGGCACGTGCGCAACGTGATTTGGCGTTTGCAGAAAGCGAGAACGCCAAAAAGTTAGCCGAGTTAAAATTGGCACAACAGGAAGCGAACCAAATTAATAAACTGATTGTGAAAATAAATCAATCCGCCGAGGGTAGTTATAACCGTTTATCGGCGCAATATTCATTGAATAAGATTTATTTAAACAACATGACTAAAGCCGAACGGGAAAACACCGAGGAGGGGCGAAAATTGGTTGCACAAACCAAAGAAATATACGAAGAAATGAAACGTTTGCAGGAAGCAACCGGGAAATTTCAATTGAACGTCGGAAATTATACGGAGGCGTCCGACGCAATTATTGCGTATGGCGACAAATTAAAAGAAACGTTAGGTTTAAATAGCGCATTTGGCGAAAGTCTTTTGGCGTTAGGACGTGGCGGGGCTGAAAGTAAAGCCGTTTTTACAGCTATTGGCGACGGGGCAAAAGCATTGGGAAAAACTTTGTTGGGATTACTTTCAAACCCGGTTTTTTTGGCGATTGCCGGAATTGCGGCGGCGGGTGCGGCGTTTAAATGGTGGTACGATTATAACGCCGGGTTAGTTGAGGCAACGAGATTGACGCAACAATTTACCGGGAAAAGTGGCGATGATTTGAAAGCGTTTAGAAATGAGGTGCAAGCCGTCGCAGATTCGTTCGGCGCAGATTTCCGGGAAACATTGATTGCAACAAACGCATTATCAAAACAATTTGGTATTTCTGCAAATGAGGCATTGCAGTTGGTTAAGGATGGTTTTTTGTCCGGAGCCGATGCGAACGGGGAATTTTTAGACACGTTGAAAGAATACCCGGCATATTTCAAAGAGGCTGGAATATCAGCAGACCAATTTGTTGCGATTGTAGCCCAAACAAACAAAATGGGTATCTTTTCGGACAAAGGCGTTGACGCAATTAAGGAGGCAAATTTGCGTTTGCGTGAAATGACGACGGCGACGGCGGCGGCTTTGGACGGTATCGGTATTTCGTCGGAACAAGTTCAAAAAGATTTGCAGACCGGAACCAAAACAACGTTCGATGTTATACAAGACGTTTCCGCAAAATTGGCAGAATTGCCGGATAATGCGGCAACGGTCGGGGCTGCAATTGCAGATATATTCGGGGGTCCCGGAGAGGACGCCGGATTGCAGTATTTGCGCACGTTGAAAGATATTTCAACAAACATGGATGAAGTAAAAGGGAAAGCCGGAGTTTTGGCGCAATTGCAGGAGGAACAATTGCAAAGCCAAATTGAGTTGCAAAACGCATTATCCGGGTTGTTTGACGCAACCGGAGGAAATTTTGAAACGTTGACAACGCAGGCAAAAGTTTTTGTTAACCAAGGATTGACGGCGATAATAAAAGGGGTTATTGATGTTGTCAATTACTTGATTGAGTTATACAATGAAAGTGTTTTGATACGTGCAATTTGGAATGGGATTGTTGCCGGATTCAAAACAACATTTGATACGTTGGGAAATTTGTTTGGATTCTTTATTGATATAGTCAAAGCAACCGGAACCGCATTAAAGGGGGCGTTTACGTTAGATTTTGACGACGTAAAAAAAGGATTGGCAGATTATGCGGCAGCGTACGGAAATTTGGTTAAAGCCCAAGTTAAAGACATAACAGAAAATTTCCAAGAGGGTTTGGAGGGTATGCAAAAGAAAATAAAACCGTTAACAATCCCGGTTTCTGTTGGAGATACCCCGACGCCACAAACAGACAATAAGCCCGTAACGACACAGAACCCAACCGTAACGCCAAGGGGTAAAAGCGATGCGGAAAAGGCGGCAGAACAACAAGCAAAGCAAATTGAAGCGGCTTATAAAAAGAATTTGGAGGCAACCCGGAAATTGCAGGATGCACAATTGCAGTTGGAAACCGACGAATGGGCAAAGCGTAGGCAGCAAACGCAATATCAGTATTCCCGACAGATTGAGGATTTGCAACACCAATTACAGACCGAAAAGGATTTGAACGAAACCGGACGGCAGGCGATAAACGCAACAATTACGGCGTTAGAACAGCAGCAAACAGAGGCGTTGTTGAAAATAGAGCAAGAACGGCAGTTGCAAGAATTGGCATTGCAGAAAGAAAGCATTGAATTACGTTTGCAAGCGGTTAAGCAGGGAAGCGAGCAGGAACGACAATTGCGTATGCAGTTGTTAGAGAATGAAAGACAAACAGCATTGTTGCAGAATGAGCAAAAGCCGACCGGACAACAGCAGGACGCCGGGGTAATTAATGCCGGATTTGACGTTAAGGGAAACGCAATTGCCGACGAATATTTGCAAGCGCAATTAATGATGTTTGACCAGCAACAAGCGTTGGCGCAATCTGAATTTGATTTATTAAGAAATTCAGAAGCCCGGAAAACCCAATTTCGTTTGCAGGCAGAAAAGGAACGTTTGCAAAAGGTATTAGAATTGAACGAGCAAGCAGCCAATAAATTGTCAGATGTTGAAGTACAAACAATTCAAAACACAATAAAAAAGATTGACCAAGAAATTGAGCAGTCAAAAGGAGAGGAACGAGGAACAGACATTTACGGTTTGTTTGGGCTGAATTTGGACGACGACCAAAAAGAGGCAATTAATACGTCTATGCAATACGCATTGGATGCGTTAAATACATTCACGGCGGCACGTGTTGCCGCAGCAGATGCAGCCGTTGAGCAAGCGGATAAAGAGGTTTCCGCCGCACAATCGGCGTTGGATGCAGAATTGGAAGCAAGGGCAAACGGGTACGCCAATAATGTTGTACAAGCGCAAAAGGAGTTGGATTTGGCAAAGAAAAACCAAGAAAAGGCGTTGAAAGAACAACAGAAAGCGCAAAAACAGCAGGCAGCAATACAAACATTGCAGCAAATCGGAAACATGGTAACAGCAACGGCGTTGATATGGTCGCAATTAGGTTTCCCGTTTGCAATACCTGCAATTGCCGTAATGTGGGCGAGTTTTGCAGTGTCTAAAATCAAGGCGGCGCAATTGGCAAAACAGACCGGAGGAACCGGAGGAACGGAAACATACGGCGACGGTACCGTTGAACTTTTGGAGGGCGGTTCCCACCAATCCGGGGACGACGTGGATTTAGGAACCAAACCGGATGGAACCCGGAGGCGTGCCGAGGGCGGGGAATTTTTCGCCGTTATCAATAAACGTAATTCCCGCCGTTTCCGTCGTTTAATCCCGGACGTAATAAATAGTTTGAACCGGGGAACATTCCCCCAAAAGTACCTTAATGCCTACAATACCGACGGCATTAATGTAACGGTTCAACAAAATAACGCACCGGATTTGCGGGATTTAAAAGACGATGTAAGGGAGATTAAGGAACAAAACCGCCGCCGTCGTTACGTCGATGGCAACGGCAATGTTATTGAGGTTTACAAGAATTTGACACGTAAAATTAAAAATTGATATGAACCCGATTTATAGACATTCATTTGTAAATGCGTTTTTAGCGAACGGGGCGATAAGTAAAACAACCGGGAACATAAACGGGAATAGTACAAATACCTATTATACCCGTACTTTTGTCCCGGTTGGGAATGTGTACCCCCGCAAATTGTTTCAGAATTACACCCCGCAAGACGGGGGCGCATTTTACGATAGCAATAAAAAGATTATCGGCGGTTGGGGAAGCGACCAGTTCGCCACAAATACGGAATTTGACATACCAAGCAATGCCGCATATATCCGGTTTAATGTAAGCAAAGCGCGATACGCCAACGGGACGGCATGGTTGAGATTGGGAACGTTGGACGCCCCGAACGTCTTACAAGGTCAAACCGTGCATCCGATTTATAAGGACGATTTGGCAAAGGAGTACGAATTAGAAACCAACCAACGGTTTTATCGTGCCAAATTATCCGGCAAAATTACCTTTGTCCGGGATGATTACGACTATATAAACCGTCAATCGTTCGACAATGAATTTTTGTATTGCATTGAAAAGAGCGACGACGGCGGGCGTACATGGTTCCAATACTTTCAAGGCAAGTTTATGAAAACCGATTGCACGTTTACCGATTACGATAAAAAGGTTGTTGTACAACCGGACGCAATCGACGATTATAACGACGTGTTGGCAGGGTTGGAAAAGGAATACAATTTGATAACATTAGCCCCGTCAATCCAACGTATAACCATAAACAAACGCCCGCTTATTCAAATATATGTTCCGGGCGATAGTGTTGTTTCGTGTTTTTTGGGCGGTACGAATTGGGAACAAGACGCAAACACCACGACCGACCAAAACGCACTAATACAAACCTATCATTTTGCACTATGTAATATTTTGAAAGAAATACGAATTACGTCGCACGGTTCCCCGGCGGTAATATCCGGGCTTTATACCGGGCGAATGGCGACGGGTGCAAGTGCAGACGTTTTCGAGGGAAAATTATACCCGGAATTAAACGTAAATTATTATATCTATATTACGCAACAAAGAATTGGCGGTTTACCGTTTGGGGCTGTTGTGGTCGAGATACGCAAACAATCCGATGATACGGCAATGTTTCGTTATACAAAGATTACAACGTCGCCTTTTGATACATTGGAGTTTGATTTAACCGCTGTTGAGGGTTCCGGCGCAACGGGTACAATGCACGCCGATATGAAAAGTTATAATATATACGCCCGGTATTTGTGCGACGTGGGGAAAATCGACGACCTTAATACATATCCATTGCCCGCCGATGATATAGTTGATAATAACCGTAATTATAGGCGTGCGATTGGTTACGCAATCGACGTGGCGTTTATTTCAAACAACTTTTCAGATACCCCGACCGAGTGGGGATTAGCGGACAACGGAAAGTATTTTGCGCCGCCTTATTCCATATACGGACAAACGTTTTATCCAATCGCCCGGTCAACGTGGCGTTATGCGTCGTTGTGGTTTGGGTTTTATTTGATGGATTGGATATTAGAGGAAAAAGCACGAAAAGCATATACTTTGCGGGATGCGTTCCCGGTTGCGTCTTGTATATCCGTTTTGCTCAATCAGATTGCACCGGGTATAACACACGCAGCCACGGCGGAATACAGTCAATTTTTATACAGCGGTAACAACCCAATATCCGGGTTGAACTTCCGTTTGCTTGTATCACAGAAAACCAATATTATAAACGGGGAATATCAGCAACCCGCACAAAAAGCCCCGACGACCTTACAACAATTTACCAATATGTTACGGGATTGTTTTAAATGTTATTGGTTCATTGAGGACGGCAAATTTAAAATCGAACATATCCAATATTTCCGCAATGGCGGTTCCTATTCCGGCGGGGCTATATTAAGCCACGATTTGACAAAGGAATTGAATTTGCGCAACGGGAAACCGTGGGTGTTCAACACGTCGGAATATTCGTTTGATAAGGTCGATTTGCCGGAACGTTACCAATTTGAATGGATGGACGACGTTACGGCGGCATTTGAAGGGTTGCCGATACAAGTAATAAGCAAGTATGTAACGCCCGGAAAGGTTGAGGAAATTAATATATCAAACTTTACGTCCGATATTGATATGATGTTGTTAAACCCCGGCAATATGAGTTCGGACGGGTTCGCCTTGTTTGCCGCCGTTCCGCCAACGTCCGGGTCGCAATGGATATTACCATTTACCCACCGAACTATTAACGGGGTCGAATACTTTTTGCAAAACGGATATTTGGCGTTTATCAATCTGCAATCCCCGTATTGGTTATATGATTTACCCGCCCGTCGTGTATCAATAAACGGTTCCGAGGTTTACGCATACGGTATTGAGAGAAAGAAGAAACAAACGTTTAGTTTTCCGGCAAATGACGACCCAAACCCGATGCAACTAATAAAAACGTATATCGGTAACGGTCAAGTTGATAAATTAAGCGTAAATTTGTGTAGTCGAAACATTAAAGCAACGTTGAAATATGATACAGAATAACAATATAAGCGTATTGCCGTGGTACACGTCAATAGAGCAGCAGAACCACCGTAAAAGTTACGCATACGGGCAAATATACCCATTGTTCGCACCGGCTGATAGATTATTGCCGTTTCAGATAATAAGAAATACCCGTTCAAATTCTGTTACGTCTGTTATTCTATATGATAAAACCGGAAAACAAATTGCAAATATAACAACATACATGAGGGAAACCGGATTGCAAGTTGTCCGGTTTCAGTCGTTGGGATATGATGTAATATTATACCCGGCAATATTACCCATGCCGTTAAATCAGTTTGACGGAATTTATTATTTGCGGTTATCTGATGGCGTTCAAACGTGGTATTCTGAAATGTTTACGGTTGTGCAGGACGTTTCCGGTTATTTGAAAATTGATTGGTGGGACATTGAAAATTTAGTGTTTGACGCCGGACAAATAGTTTATAAAAATCCGACATTCAAAAACATGTTATATCTTTGTACCGAGTTAGGAAAACCGGATTATGAATTTGAAGAGGACGGCGAGGAAAGGGACGGTTATTTTTTCCCGGAAAAACAAATTTCGGTAAAGACGTTCAAATGTACTATATTGGCACCGGAATACTTATGCGATGTCATGCGCTTTATTCGGATGGCTGATTGTATACATATCACGGATAAATACGGCAGGGAATACGATTGCGACACGTTTTTAATTACCCCGAAATGGCAAACGCAAGGGGATTTGGCGAGCGTGGAAATTGAGTTTAAGACAAACACCGTTGTAAAGAAAATCGGACGTGGGTATATATTGGAAAACAAAGGAGATTTTAACGAAGATTTCAATAATGATTTCGACAACAATTAAATTATTAAATTATGGGAAATTACGAAGTATTAAAACAAGCAGTTTCCGATGTTATTAAAACAAACGGGAACCAAGAAATTACAGGGCAAATAATGCAAAACGTATTATTGTCAATAATCAATAATGTTGGTAAATATGCAACGTATGTTGGCGTTGCAACACTGAAAACAAATCCCGGGACGCCCGACCAAAACGTTTTTTATTTAGCGTCAGAGAGTGGCGTTTACCCAAATTTTGGCGTAACGTTGGATAATGAAATTGCCGTTATTTCAAATAATAACGGAAGTTGGGAAAAGAAACTTTTATTAAAGATAGATAAAGAGTTGAACAGCCAATCAGAAAACCCGGTTGAAAACAAGGCGGTTTCAATGAAAATGGCTGAATTGAAAACGCAAATTGCCGAGCAGAAAAACGAAGTTGATGCGGCAAAACAAGAAGCGTTGAACGCTATTGATGAAGCGGAGCAAAATGCGCTTGACAATTTCAGCGAACAAAGGGTTACACCGGGAATGTTGTCTGAAGCAACATTACAATTGATTAAAACAGCGGGGGGGGGTACTATTAACAATTTACCCGACGATGAAGATTTGACAACGCAGGATTTAGGCGGCAGTGTTTCGGTTTTGAAATTTGCAAACAAATCTTATATGCCGGAAATATTTAGCGGCTTAGGTAGGGTTTATTTGCGGAAAAATATATCTGATGGGAAAAATCTATTGACGCAAGAAACCTTTAATAGCCAAAATTGTATTTATGTAATTCAATATGATTATGATTTGAATGGTAGTATACCTGTCTCTTATACACATCTCCGAGCCCACGAG